AGAATCTATCCTGAAAAAATTCTTAAAAGAGAAGCTGATAACTATAAAAAAATGATCCAAAAAGGAACGGCTCTTTCTGAGTTGAATCACCCTGAATCATCTCTAATAGATTTAGATCGAGTATCACACGCCATTACCGATATATGGTGGGAAGGTCCTGTCTTGTTAGGTAAACTGAAATTACTTACAAGTCCAGGTTTCCACGAAAGAGGGATTGTTTCTACAAAAGGAGATTTAGCCGCAAACTATCTTCGTCAAGGTGTAACATTAGGTATATCTTCTCGTGGTGTGGGGTCACTAAAAAAAGTTGGTGAACAAAATGAAGTACAAGATGATTTTGAATTAATTTGTTTTGACTTGGTATCTTCTCCATCTACGCCAGGTGCATATCTTTTCAGAGATAAAGATGAAAGAATGAACTTTGAAGAAAACTTAGATGAGGAAAAAAGAATGCAGGCCGAAAGACATATTGGATCTGCTGGTGGTAATTCGCTTGACTTAATGAATAGATTGACCGATTATTTGAACAAATAATTAATTATGGACGAAAAATATTTTATTGCAAAAATTACTACAGACATGCCTGATGAGAACACAGGCAAGGTTAAAAAAATGAGAGAAGAAAAACTTGTTAAAGGTTATTCACCAACTGATGTCGAAGCAAAAGTGACAAAAGTTTATGAAAATTATTCTATGGATTGGAGAATTACCGCAATAGTTGAATCTAAAATCGATGAGGTTATAGAAAACTAAAAGAAAAAAATTTCAACGGAAAGGGAAAGGGACGAAATGTTCTTTTCCCTTTTTTTTTGTCTAAAAGTACTGTTATACGAATTTTTTTAAAAAAAGTGAATATTTATTAGAAAACTATTTAAAAAAAAATGAGTTATAACAAAAATGTAGTAGAAGACGCACTTTTCCAAATCAAGAATTTGGAGGAGACTCTTCAAGAGAATGCAAAAGGAATACTTCAATCTACGATGAGTGAAGAAATCAAACAATTGGTAAAAGAATCTCTTAAAGAACAAGACGACGAGATTGACGAACCAACACCAGACGCTAACGCACCTGAAGACATGGACGATGATGAAATGGCTATGGACGATGATGAAATGGCTATGGACGATGATGAAATGGCTATGGACGATGATGAAATGGCTATGGACGATGACGAAATGGCTATGGACGATGACGAAACTATCGACATGACAGATGCATCCGACGATGAAGTTTTAAGAGTATTCAAAGCTATGGGGGATGAAGACGGAATTATTGTTAAAAAAGATGGTGAAAATATTCATCTTAAAGACGGTGAGGACGAGTACATGATTCATTTAGGTGAATCTGATTTGGAAGACATTGACATTGATTCTGAAGATTATTTTGAAATGGATGAGGACATGGAAATGGATTTTGAAGATGACGAAAGAATTTACGAAATTGAAATGGATTCTCAAGAGGTTGATGAAGATGATGATCTATACGGGGATGCTGAAGTAGATTTTGAGGGTAATCGTTATGGAATGGATGAGGAAGATTCTGACATGGTGTTTGAAATCGAAATGGATGGCGAAGAAGATGAAATGTTTGGAGGTAACAAACATGATTTCCACAGACGACATGGCCATAAAATGGGTGATGTTGGTGGTGGAAAATATGGTAAAGGTGGTCATTATAAAGACTATGAAATGGAAGAAGGTGTTGATATGTATGAAGACATGGATTATGAAGAAGAAGACGAAATCGAAATGGCTGAAGGTATGGATTACGAAGAAGAAGATAAATTCGAATCTGTAATGGAAGCTGTAAAAAAATCATTGAAAAAATCTGTAAAACCAAAAGGTGTTGGAATTGGAAGTGGTCCAAAATTCTCATATGACAAAAAACCAAATATGGGAGGTGGATTTAATACTAAGAAAAAAGAAGCTTTTGGAAAAGGTACTAAAGCAATGGGTACAGGAAAAGCAAAATTTGAATATAAAGAGGGTGAAAACATGGAGAAAGGATCTATGAAAAAAGTTGAAACTAAGGAAGCCGTAAGAACTAATAGTTACACAAGAGCTAACAAAGTTGGAAACAGAAAAGGATCTAATCAAAATGTGAATAGACAAGAGATCAGACAAAGACCTAATACAAGAGTTAATGAAAGTAGAAATAATCAAGAAGTTCAATTGTTGAGAGAAAAAAATGAAGAGTACAGAAAAGCTCTTGATGTTTTCAGAACAAAATTGAATGAGGTTGCAGTTTTCAACTCTAATTTGGCTTACGCAACTCGTTTGTTCACTGAACACTCAACGACAAAACAAGAAAAAATAAATATTCTAAGAAGATTTGATAATGTTGAATCTTTGAAGGAATCAAAAAATCTGTACAGATCTATCAAAAACGAATTGAGTACTGGTAGTTCTTCATCAGAACAAAAAATAAACGAGTCAATTGAAAGAACTGTAAACAGATCTGTTGAAACAGGTTCATCAGTCAATTTGATTGAATCAAAAACTTATGAAAATCCTCAATTCTTGAGAATGAAGGATTTGATGGGTAAAATAAAATAAACATAAACCAAAAATAATAAAAAAACCAAAAAAATGGGAGCATTATTAGAATCAGGTCTTGTAGGTAACATCGGGTTAAAACACCTTAAAGTTATCAAAGAAGACACAATTAACAAATGGGACAGATTAGGCTTCTTAGATGGTCTAAAAGGTCACTTAAAAGAAAATGTAGCTCAGTTATATGAGAACCAAGCATCTTTCTTGATTAACGAAGCAACTTCTGACGGTTCTTCTAACGGAGCGTTTGAAACAGTTGTTTTCCCAATCGTAAGAAGAGTATTCTCTAAATTGTTGGCTAACGACATCGTATCTGTACAAGCAATGAACTTACCTATCGGTAAATTGTTTTACTTTGTACCTCGTATCCAAGGATACCAAAACGCTACATCATTAGATGCTAACGGATACCCTCAAACAGGTGTTCAAGACTCAGGTGGTGAGCACTACGCACCAGTAGGATCACCTAACAACCCTAACGGAAATCCAAATCAAGGTTATCCAGGTGCTGATCAACCTAACTATCCTTACAAGAAAGATCTTTATGATTTATTCTACGAAGGAAATGAGGCTGACTTAGACCCTCCAGGATTATTTGACTACTCTAAAGGTAAGTGGACCGCAGTTACTGCAACAACAACAATCCAAGCTTGGGTTGGTGGTGATTTAGTAGGTACAGGTATCAATGACGGAAGTCAATATGAAATTCCAGCAGGAAACTACAGAAAAGTTATCATGAAACTTTGTGGATTTGCTAACGCAGGAACAGGTAAATTAATTGGTCCTGATGGTAATGAAATGGACACTGAGTCTTTCCTTTCTGACTTGAGAATTTATGGTACAACAAATATTTCCGCAGCTACTACACCTTGTCAAGTTCTTACAGGAACATCTGCAGGAGTTACGGTTTTCAAACCATTATTGTTCAGAGTAGTAACTCAAATCTATGGTAAAGGGATCGTTCAACCTACAAGTACTAACACAGCAACTGTATTCAGAAACTCAGGTAACGCAACAAACACTAACACAGGTAACGGTGGTAACTACAACGATATTTGTGACCAAAATGGTTGTATCTATTTAGAGGTAGATATGTCTTGTCCTGTATGTGCTGACTGTGATGCATCATCTTTAGATGGTTACACAGGTACTACAATCTATCAGGCTCCATCTGGATCATCATTCATCGCATGGTATAGAAGATATGCTAACCTTGAATTTGAAGATCAAATTGGTGAGGTTTCTTTTGACCTTGAGTCAGTAACTGTATCTGTTACAGAAAGAAAACTAAGAGCACAATGGTCTCCTGAATTAGCACAAGATGTGGCGGCATTCCACAACATCGACGCTGAAGCTGAATTGACAGCATTGTTGTCAGAACAAGTTGCAGCTGAGATTGACCGTGAAATCCTTCGCGACTTGAGAAAAGGAGCGGCTTGGAACCTTCGTTGGGATTACAACGGATGGAGAAGAATCAACAACCAAGTTTCTTACACTCAGAAAGACTGGAACCAAACTTTGATTACAGCAATCAACCAATTGTCAGCACAAATCCACAAGTCAACTCTTCGTGGTGGAGCTAACTGGATCGTTGTATCATCTGAGGTTTCTGCTATCTTTGACGATTTAGAATACTTCCATGTATCTAACGCGGCTCCTGAGCAAGATCAATACAACATGGGTATCGAAAGAGTAGGTACACTTTCAGGTCGTTACCAAGTTTATCGTGATCCTTACTTCCCGCCTAACCAAGTGTTAATCGGTCACAAAGGAACATCATTGTTAGACACAGGTTACATTTACGCACCGTATGTACCACTACAATTGACACCTACAATGTATAACCCATTCAACTTCACACCTATCAAAGGTATCATGACAAGATACGCTAAGAAAATGGTTAATAACCGTTTCTACGCTCGTATCACAGTTGATGGAGTTCGTACATTCGACTTAAGAGAATTGAGATAATCAATTAAAGGTTAATAAGAAAAAAGGTCAGAGAAATCTGACCTTTTTTATTTTAGT